ATTTGCGTGATAGATATGGATGGACGTGGTTTGATCAAGATCCAGAAGCATGGAAAAAAGTAAATCCAAAAATTGCCGCTAAGATTCAAGAATTAGAAAATAGAATAAATGAGATGTCACGAATTTCAGGTGATAATAGAAATATTAGCGGTAGAAAGAATTCCACAGTGTCGATACAACCTAAAGACTATTCTGACGCATAGCATACTATCCCCCCTGTTAAGAGATACTCTCTTATTATATCAAGATATGGTATACTTGTACATATGTATATACTAAATATATTAATTTTTTTAAAAAGATATGCGCATTTTTCATTGTACAAAATTTTAATACTGATATATAATAGTACCAATTAAAAAAGAAACTCACTCTCAATATAAACATTCGTAGCAAATAATATGTATTTGCTAGGGAACTAAAGTACGCTTAGGAAAATAATATGTTATTTCAAGAACAAATCTCAAGAAAACCAGACTTATATCCATGGACAAAAGACTTTATTGAAGCTATATGGAAAGGATTTTGGACACCAGAAGAATTTAATTTTCGTTCGGATTATTCACAATTTAAAACAGATTTGAGTCCAGAAGAACGTGAGATTGTTGTTAAAACTATGTCAGCGATCGGTCAAATTGAAATTGCAGTTAAATCATTTTGGGCTGATGTAGGTAATCACTTACCTCATCCATCGATTAAAGACTTAGGTTATGCTATGGCCAATTCAGAAGTCATTCATAATATGGCATATGAGAAAATTCTTGATGTTTTGCATCTGACTCATGTATTTGAAGAAAATCTAAATGAAAAAGTAATTAGAGGCCGTGTAGATTATTTACGCAAATATAATAATAAAGTCTATGCTGATGATAAAAAGCAATATATCTACTCAATTATGCTGTTTACGTTGTTTGTAGAGAATGTAAGTTTGTTTAGTCAGTTCTATATCATTATGCATATGAATCGTAATAAAGCAGTAATGAAAGATTGTGCGCAACAAGTACAATATACTCGAAATGAAGAAATGCTACATGCTCAAGTTGGCATTAAGCTAATTAATACATTGCGTGAAGAGTATCCTGATTTGTTTGATGATGAATTAGAAGCCCGTGTAAGAGAAGAATGCATCGATGCTCTTAAAGCAGAAAGCAAAGTCATTGATTGGATTATGGGTGGATACCAAACTGATGGATTGTCAGCATCAATTCTCAAATCTTTTATTGCTAAAAGAATGGCTGATTCTTTAGATCAGATTGGATTTGACAATTCAGAGATTATATATAATCAAGACGAGATTGATCAAACATTTTGGTTTGACGAAGAACTGCTAGGTGCTAATATGACAGATTTCTTTCAAAAGCGCCCGGTCGAATATGCAAAGGGACAAGGTATTACTGCTGATGATTTATTTTAAAGGATTATATAATGGGATTTGAATGGGCAAACGATGATTCACGGCTTTTCTTAAGCCGTGGATACATCGATGGAAATATGACAGTAGAAGAGCGTGTTCGCATGATCGCTCAGACTGCAGAGACTATCCTCGATAAAGACGGCTTTGCTGATAAATTTTATGATTATATGAGTAGAGGATTTTATTCTCTCTCATCACCAGTTTGGTCTAATTTTGGTACAAAGAAAGGACTTCCTATTTCGTGCAACGGCGTATTCGTTAATGATAATATGGAATCGATTCTTATGAAGACCGCTGAGATTGGTATGCAAACTAAAATGGGTGCCGGTACTTCTGCATATTTTGGAGCTCTGCGCCAACGCGGAGAAGAAATTAAATCAGGCGGAACAGCCGACGGTCCAGTTCATTTTATGAATCTTGCTGAAACAACAGTTGATGTAGTTGCCCAAGGTAATGTCCGTAGAGGATCGTGTGCAGCATATCTTCCTATTGAGTCACCAGATATTATGGAGTTTCTAGAATGCCGTGAAGAAGGTTCTTCAATTATTAATCTTTCACTTGGTGTTTGCATTTCAGACGAATGGATGGAATCTATGATTGCTGGTGATACAGAAAAGCGTACCGTGTGGGCACGGGTGCTTCGTAAGAGAAGAGAATCTGGTTATCCATATTTGTTTTTTAGCGATACTGTAAATAACAATAAGCCTCAAGTGTTAAAAGATCAAGATATTTCTATTTGGGCATCAAATCTTTGTTCTGAAATATGTTTGCCATCAAGCGAAGATTGGTCGTTTGTTTGTAATTTAGCGTCAATGAATTGTGCCACATTTGATGAATGGCAAGATACAGACGCAGTAGAAACTATGACTTGGTTCCTTGATGCGGTAATGGAAGAGTATATTGAAAAGACTGCTGATATTCCGTTTATGAAATCAGCACATGATTTCGCAGCGCATTGGAGAGCGTTAGGTCTTGGTCAATTAGGATGGCATACATATTTACAATCTAAGAATATAGCATTTGAATCATTTGAAGCACATATGCTCACTATGAAAATTAGTAAGTTTATTGATGATAGGTCTCTTGAAGCATCAAAGGAGTTGGCTATTGAATATGGTGAACCTGCCGGTATGCTTGGTGTTGGTGAGCGTAATTTAACAAGAACTGCAATTGCCCCAACGACTTCTTCATCTTTTATTCTAGGTCAGGTATCGCCGTCTATCGAACCGCTTGCTTCTAATTATTTCACTAAAGATTTAGCCAAGGGAAAGTTTACATACCGCAATCCACATCTTAAAGCAGTATTGCATGATCACGGTAAAAACAATGAAGAGGTATGGGTGGATATTCTTAAGCATGGGGGATCAGTTCAACATTTAGATTTTCTTACTCAAAATGAAAAAGATGTATTTAAAACTTTCAGTGAGATTACTCCGCTTTCTATCGTACAGCAAGCCGGCGGAAGACAGAAATATATCGATCAATCTCAATCATTAAATATTTTAATTCATCCAGATGTTTCGGCAAAGGATGTTAATGCGCTAATTATTGAAGGATGGAAGTTAGGCGTTAAGACATTTTACTATCAAAGGTCATCAAATCCAGCGCAAGAACTAGTTCGTGATATTATGAACTGTGCTAGTTGCGAAGCATAAGGAAGACTATATGCAACATTACTATATTGAATGTAACTATTGTGATGCAGAATCGCAAGTATCAACAGAAGATAAAGAGCCAGAATATTGCCCATGCTGTGGACACGAAGTAAATGCTCAATTACTAGATGCAGAGGATGACGATTAATTTATATAAATAGTATTTTGTAATTAAGGAATACTATATTGTGGTTATTTGAAAATAAAGAGTTTGATCCAGCTGATTCTCGTATTAATGACTTAGCTGGATTTGTTTACTGTATAACTGACTTAACAAATAATAAAAAATATATTGGTAAAAAAACTTTATGGTCTATAAGAAGACTTAAACCTTTAAAGGGTAAAACTAGACGAAGAGTAAAAAAAGCTCAATCTGATTGGATGAGTTACTATGGCTCAAATGAAGAAGTTAAGTTGCTTGTAGAAAATGATGGAGAAAATAGATTTAAAAGAGAAATACTAAAGCTATGTAAGACAAAGGGTCTTATGAGCTATTATGAGGCAAAAGAACAATTTGATCGTGAAGTCCTTTTTAATGATGAATATTACAATGAATTTATTGGATGCAAAATTCATTCAAAACATGTAAAAGGAAAAGAATAATGTACGAATATAAATGTACTATTAATAGAGTAGTTGACGGTGATACCGTTGATGTAGACATCGATCTTGGATTTGGCATTGTATTAACTGATGAAAGAGTTCGTGTAATGGGTATTGATACACCTGAATCTCGTACCAGCGATAAAGTCGAAAAGGTTTTTGGTAAAGCAGCCAAAGCAAGACTTCAAGAACTTCTTGGAACTAAAGGCGTGTTAAAGACTGAAATCAATAAAGATGGTGAAGATATGAAAGGTAAGTTTGGTAGAGTCCTTGGTGATTTTGTTGCGCCGGACGGACGTATGTGCACCGAGATCCTTATTGATGAAGGCCATGCTGTTCCATATCACGGACAATCTAAAGCTGATGTTGAAGTTGGACATCTTGCTAATCGTCAAAGATTAATGCAAGAGGGCAAAGTTGACGTAAAATTAATTCAAGAATTATCTGAATAAAGGGTTTACAATTGATTAATAGTATGTTATAATACTTACATAATGAAAGGAATCCCAGATGATTTTAATTGACTTCTCAGGTATCTCGATTGCTCCGGTAGCGATGGGTTTAGCTAATGCTGACGAAAATTTAATTCGACATATGATACTAAATAGCATTCGTATGTATCGTCAGAAGTTTAAAGATAAATACGGTGAAGTAGTAATTGTAGCAGATGCCGGCGGTAATTGGCGAAAAGACGTGTTTCCTGAATATAAAGGTAAACGTAAAGAGTCTAGAGAAAAGTCTAAAATTGATTGGGATGAAGCATTTCGCTGTATTAGTTTAATTCGTGAAGAATTAAAAGAACATTTTCCATATAAGGTTATTCATCAGTGGGGATGTGAAGCTGATGATGCTATTGCTGAAATTGTTAAGCACACTCAAGAGTTTGGTAATCATGAAGAAGTTATGATTGTGTCATCTGATAAAGATTTTAGACAATTACAAAAATACGGCAATGTTCGCCAGTATTCCACAGCTACAAAAAAGTTTATGGATGAGCCTAATCCTAGGCTTTATCTTGAAGAGCATATTCTTACTGGATGCGGTACTGATGGTGTACCAAATGTTTTATCTGACGATAAAGTTTTTGTAGAAGGCAGACGTCAAGGTACTTTATCAGCAAAGAAAAAAGCTGCACTCCTAGAAGATCCAAAATCATTAGGTGATGATGTTTATCGTAATTATCTTCGTAATAAAAAAATGATAGATCTAACAGAAAAATCAGAATGTCCTCAAAGTATTAAAGAAGAAATTATAAATACGTATATAGAACAAGATCAATGGGCAAACAAGTCTAAAGTATTCCCATATTTAGTATCTAAAAGATGTAGAATGTTAGTTGAAAACGTACAGGAGTTTATATAATAATGATAAGTGATGTAATTAATGATGCCTCAAAGGCAAGATCAAAAAAACAAAAGATTGAAATATTACGGAAGAACGAAACATGGGCTCTAAAAGATATTCTTAGAGGAACTTATGACGAAAATGTTAAATGGAATATTCCTAATGGCCGGCCGCCATATAAAGAAAATCAGGGATATAACGCACCATCTAATTTACTTAAAAAGCATAAAGAATTTGTTACTTTTGTTCAAGGACAATCAGGTGATTCTATGCGAAAAATTAGAAGAGAACAACTTTTTATTACTTTGATTGAGTCGGTTCCACCGCCAGAATCAGAGTTAGTTATCGACATGATTAATAAAATACCAATTAAAGGAGTTACTAAAGCAGTAGTAAAAGAAGCCTTTCCAAATTTGATACAGAAATAAATATATAATGATTGGAAAATATACTTATAATTAGATTTATAGACAGGCCTTCTTCGGAAGAGTCTGTCTTTTTTTTAGGAGAACTAAAATGGTTTTACATAACAATCAAATAGCAAAATTACAAAAAGATTCTACTGAGCTTAAAGCTTACGTAGAGGAAATAAAACAAAAGGGTGACCATTCTTTAGCTAAGAAACTAGAATCAAAAAAAGTATATTTAGATCAGAAGATATATGAATTAGAGGACATGGTAGCATAATTCCTTACAAGAAATAGTATAGAAAAAGGAGCAATTAGTTTTGTTCCTTTTTTTATTTGTATAAATATAGTAAAATGGTTTAGCAAATTATCGAATGGGGTAGATATGAAAACTTTTAAACAGATGAACGAAGATATTCAGCATCAGAAGCAGCTCAACGAAAAAGGTTTGCTTACGAGAATTGGCAATGCAAGACGGGCTGCAGTAGCGTCATTTAAAAGTGATCCTGAAAAACATGCGGAAAAAATGAAGAATATAGGTAATAGAGCCAAAGCCCAAGATGCTGAGGTTGCATCTGCAAAAGCAAAGCTTGGTAAAGATAAAGAAAAGGCCGCTCAACAATTATCAAAGTTAAAAGGTACTTCAACAGGTTATAATATTACCAAAAAAGGTAGTACTGATGATCCAAACTCAATGCGACCTAAGGATAAAGACGGCAATCCTAAACACGGATCATTCTATAGTGCTGAAAAGAAAGATAAAGTAGATGCTGCTGGAAATACCAGAGAGCATACTAGGCTGGCAATGACGCATGGTAGCGACTTAGCGGCGAGTCGAATCTCTGCTAGAGAAAATAGTCTTGATAAAGAAGACAAAGATCGCAGGAGTATTCACGGTGATGGCCCGGCTTTTGAACGCGTGAAAACTATTGAAAAGCATGTAGGAAGACTTAAAGCACATGCCAAAGAAGCAAAAGAGAGAATAGCTCATGCTGAACATACTTTAAAACTCCATCATGATGCTCACAAAGCCGCCACCGCTCATCTAGAAACTCATAAAGAACATGAGTTTACATCTTCAAATTATAGCGATTATCATGATCATCACTATGGTAGCGGAGAGCAAGATCACCATTATGAAGAAATGCAAAAGCATAAAGACGCTGAACAAAAGAATCCTGCTGAAACACATATAGATAATAAAAGACTAGGATATGATCATACACATTACGATCATCCACATTATGAAGAACCAAGAAAAGCTGATTATGCCGATGAGAAGCATGGTGCGACCATGAAGGATCTGGGGAAAAAAGCTACCGCGGCTCATGAAGCTTATAATAAAATGGTTGATAGTCAGAAAAAAGCTGAAGATGGCCTTCCGAAAGGTGAAAAAAGTAAAACTAAATTTCATAAGAAAGCTGCTTATGAAAAAGTTGATGTTGCCACCCATGCAGCATATTATAAAAAAGCATTAAGAGTAAATCCAGAAAATAACGAAATAGTTAAAAATTTAAAACATATCAATAAAGATCACAGGCAAAAAGAAATGGACATTTAATAAAGGCTTTTTAAATGGGAAGTTATTCGAGAAAAAGATACGCAACTGAATCAGCTAGCTTTCCAAAAAGTGCTAGTTCAGCACCAGGATCGTATTCATATGCAACCTTTGCTGATTTACCGGCTTCTGGTTCTACACCTGGAAATACAGCTTTTGTTGTAGCAACAAATAGATTATATATTTGGAGCGGTGTAGGATGGTACTTAATTGCTACTGTTACAAATGCATCGCCAACTGCAATTACTGGAGTTGATGGATCGTATTCATTAGCAATTGATGGTACTGCAACAACTATCACAGCCGTTTCAACAGACCCAGAAGGATTTACTTTAACGTGGTCCTATGTAGTATCAACCGGATCATTAGGATCAAAAGCAACAGTGGCTCAGGCTGATAATGTATTTACCATTACGCCTTCAACAGATGCTGCAAATGAGGGAACTTTTAGTTTAACCTTTAGTGTAACTGATGGTTTAAACGGAGTTGTAAGTGCAGTTAGTGCATTTACATTATCATTTTCTGTAACAAATTCAAAACATACTGCGATGCTGGCGCAAGCAACTGCAACTGGTTCTAATCAAACCTTTGATGATGCATCTACATCAAATCATACAATTACTGTTGCTAATGATGCATCTGCATCAACATCTAGCCCGTATCGTCATGGTGGATATTCGACATACTTTGATGGATCTGGAGATAAGCTTAATTTAAATGGCGATGCAGAATTTGCATTTGGTACTAACGATTTTACAGTAGAATTTTGGGTATATTTAACATCTCAAAATGGATCATTAACTATGTTTTGTGATTTTCGTGGGTCTAGTGGAAACGGAAGATATCCAGCTCTTTTTCTTAATGGAGATAACACTCTGACCTATTGGTATGATAGTGGTACTAGAATAACAAGTAATGCTATAGATCTGAAAGCATGGAATCATATTGCCCTCACAAGATCAGGCACTGATGTAAAATTATTTATAAACGGGCAACAAGAAGGTTCTACTTTTACAGACTCTTCAACTCAATTAATCGGTACGAATGCACCAATCTTTGGGAATGACACTTCTGCTAGTTTTGGCGTTATTGGATATATGTCTGATATTAGAATATTAAATGGAACAGCAGCATACACATCAAACTTCACACCACCGACTCAACCTTTGACTGCAATTACAAACACGAAATTCTTACTAGGCCGACTACCTTATTTTAAAGATCAATCTGCATCAAATCATACAATCACCCTTGGTGGTGATGCATCTCTAAAACCATTCTCATCATTTGATAATGCTGCATATTCAGAAGCCTCTCATGGTGCGTCTGTTCATTTTGGCACTTCAAACGGCAATGCAATTATTATTCCAGACGCTGCGGCAACTACTAGTGGCGATTATACTATAGAATTTTGGATAAGGTATAATACTAATAAATCTGGAAGCCAAACATTAACAGGTGTAAATGGCCAACATAGAATTGTATACAACGGAGGTAGATTTATTGATTGGACAAGTGGAGGCACACAAACTTATTGGCAGACTGGTGCTGGCACACTTTATCAAAAGGAAGAGCCTGGGATATGGACACATTTTGCTCAAACTAGAACTTCTGGCGTAATAAAGGCTTGGATCAATGGAGAAGGTAGTGCAAATACTGTAACAGATAACACCTCTTGGACAACATCTAGGTTCGGTAGCGAACATAACTCCTCATCTGAAAACTTTGAAGGAGATATGGCAGATATTAGAATAACACATTCTGCAATTTATAGTTCTAATTTCACACCACCAACTGCACCATTAACAACTTCTCCAACGTATCCAGCCATGGCTATAGGTGTATCAAATGCATTTTCAAATGCATATACATTAAGCGGTGCTGTTACTGGTAGTAACGCAACTGTAAATATGGTAATTGGTCAAACTGTAAACTTTACTGTAAATGCTTCAGGTCATCCTTTTTATATTAGAGTGTCCAGCGGTGGAGCAAATGTCAGTACTCCGGCCGCAACAGGACAAGGAGCAACAAGCGGTGTTGTTAGTTGGACTCCTAATACTGCTGGTACATATTACTATCAATGTGGAAATCATGCGGGTATGATTGGAACAATAGTTGTAACTGATAGTGCTAATAACGTCAAATTCTTACTCAATCCAGAAACATCTATTTCAGATTTGAGTCAGTCATCTGCAATAAAATGTTTTGGCGATACTGCAACGTCTACAAGTCAAGTAAAATTTGCTGGAACAAAATCGATATATGGCGATGGTTCTGGCGATTATGTTAAAATGCCAATTGAACCTATTGGTACAGATGATTTTACAGTAGAGGCTTGGATATATCCAACTTCTTTGGGTTCGTATGCTACTGCTATTAGTGGGGCTACAATAGGAGGTGGTCTGGGTGTAGTCATGCGTATTGACCGATGG